AGCAGGAAAATAATGAACAAGCACTGGACAGAATATGAAAAAGAATTTAGCGATCACGTCATTGACTGGTTCGACAAAAAAGATTTAGATGGATCAGATGGTTGTCGCTTATTATTTTTTATTTTGTGCGCAAGTTCTGTTTCTTATGGATATAGTCAAGAACAGTTTGACGCAGCGGCAGATGGATTAAAAAAAATGTTTACATCTATGAAAAAAAAACACGAGAAATTTAATGCCAACAAGCCCTAAGCAGGATAAGAGCTTTTGCGAAGCGACTCACCGCTTTAACATCTGGGTGGGGGCTGTATCTTCAGGTAAAACGTACGCGAGTATCGAACGGTTCATTTATGATCTAAAGAATGGTCCTCCTGGCGACGCTATGATCATAGGTGTTAACCGCACATCGATTCAGCGCAATATCTTGACGCACCTTTACAAACAGTTAGGGTTTCCATGTCCAACAGAGAAAGCGAGTCTAAGCAGGCTGTACGGGAGGGAAGTCTGGTTTGTGGGTGCTCCCGATGTGTCAGCCGTCTCTACCATTCAGGGGTCGACCCTGGCCCTGGCTTATGTCGACGAGGCGACGAACCTGCCCGAGCCGTTTTGGAAAATGCTAGAGAGCCGCTTGAGAGTTCCGGGAGCGAAACTACTAGCGACTTGCAACCCGGAAGGTCCCGCACACTGGCTTAAGAAGGACTACATCGATAAGCCAACGCTAGATTTAGCGCACTGGAACTTTAACCTAGAGGACAACCCAACACTTGATGAAGCCTACAAACAACAACTTAAAGCCTCCTATACGGGCATGTGGTATAATCGTTATATACTTGGAGAGTGGGCGCTTGCCCACGGAGCCATATACGATTGTTTCGATCATTTCAACGAGTACGACACTCCGTTTCCATATGCAAACTACTATATTGTTGGAGTCGATTATGGAACGACTAACGCGACGGCCGCAGTGTTGTGCGCAGTATCACCAAATAGGTGGCCTCAAATACGAGTGGAAGCAGAATATTACTACGATTCAGCTAAAAAGGGTCGATCTAAAACAGATCAGGAGCTGGTTAAAGACATCAAAGAATTCATCGGTTATAAAAACGTCTCTGCAATTTACGTCGATCCTGCCGCCGCATCTTTTAAAATTGCCCTCCGACAGGCAGAATTACCCGTTCTTGACGCAAATAACGATGTATTACTTGGCATTAAGATCTGTAGCAAGTTTATTGGAGGCAAAAACATCGTCATTCACAGAGGATGCACAACGCTAAGAGAGTGCTTGCAATCCTACGCTTGGGACTCCAAGGCTGCTGATAGAGGCGAAGACAAGCCCGTGAAGAAGAATGACCACATATGCGATGCCCTGCGTTATGCCGTATGTTCGGCTTTCCCTCAAGGGGAGTTTTCAAACCCTGATGAGCACATCACGCATGAGCAGCTAAGGCGTCAGGTATTTCAAGAAGATTCATGGGGCGCCATGTTACACGGAGGAGTAGGGTTTTAAATGGAAGCTACAACCGAAAGCCTAGAAGAGCTACTACAGATTATGCAAGACATCGAGGAAGTAAAAAAATGTCAAGCAGATCCCAATTGTCCTATTGCGCGCGAGTTCTTTGAAAAACTAAAGAGAACGCTTCTGGAAGGATTACGCAAAGAGGGGGGGGTTTAATGGACAAAAACGAGACGAAACAATACGAGCCATTTGTTTACAGAAGCAAAGAGCTTCAAGAAGAATGGGATAAAGCTTCAGAGCCTGTCAAGCAGTCTGTAAATAAAATTCTTGAACAAAACTCCAAAGAAATACAAAGAAAGATTCATAACGATCTTTTACGCAAATAGGTGGGGTTTTAGACATTACTTGAAATTTTAATTGCATATCTCTTGTCAACGTGCTATAAAAACGTAAGTTGACAAAAGGGTGTGCCTCATGGGTTCTTATGAGTCTGGTAACTATTCTCTAGGGTATATAGACCCCTCTGACGTACAGTCCAAAGACCTAAAGCAGCTCATGGATTGGTTCTACCAGTCTAACTACACTGTTAACTCTACCCAGTGGTTGCAGGGGGCAATTGACAAGCGTTTTAAGGTCGGCGACCAGCAGCTTTACAACCAAGTCTATGGCCAAAATTCGCAGAACGTCCAGAAGTTCTTCTTCAATCTAATCCGCCGCCATATTAACATGATCTGCGGCTTTCAACGGCGCAATCGCAAGTCTACAATAACGCTCCCAAACAATAATAACGACGACCCCATCGCAGATGATTATAACACTGTCCTACGCTGGTGTGATGACCGAGACGGCTTTCAAGAGTATCTATCCCAGGCTTTCGAGGGCTGTTGCGATACAGGTGAAACCCTACTCCATCTCTACCCAGACTACACCTATGATCCTGTATCAGGGGACCTATTTACGGATAGCGTATCATATAATAATTATTTGATAGACCAGTACACCCGCAAACAAGATTTATCAGACTGTAACGGCATATGGCGCAGGCGTTGGACCTCTAAGCAAGAGGCTAAGCTTCTTCTTCCTGGATACTCTCAAGAAATTGACCGCATGAAGCCTGGTGGAATGAAAGACGGCCGTTTTCCTATGCAGGCAGAGCTGCAAAACGTAGCTATCAGCAATCTTTTCACCTACGATGAGTTCTTCTATCGCACAACGCGCCCGGGCAAGATCATCATCGACCCCTATACCGAGGAAGCTGTTGAGTGGCAAGATGAAAAGGGCGATGATGAAGACATGATGGAGCAGGTTTTGAGGCAGCAACCTTGGCTGCAAGTCAAGAAGACCGATATACCTACCGTTAAGCTTGTCATTTGCTTAGCAGGAAAGATAGTCTACCATGGCAAGGACCTGCTTTCAATTGACGACTACCCTTTCGTGACGTGTCAATGTTACGTTGAACAAGACATTCAAGCATACGCGTGGCGTAAACAAGGCATCATACGCAACCTTCGAGACGCACAATTTCTTTATAACATGCGCAAGGTCATTGAGCTTCAGCTGTTGCAATCAAGCTTAAACGCGGGTTGGATATATCCCGTGGATGTGGTTACAGACCCGAAATGTTTTAGACAATCCAGCGGCGGAGATGGCTTCTTAGTGCCTCTAAAAACAGGTCACTTGCCAAATGAAATCCAACGTATCGAACCTGTTGCTATTCCTCAGTCTCTCATTGAACTTTCTGCTTCTCTTGCTGATGATATCACAAAGATATCCGGAGTTAACGAAGAACTCCTCGGTTCGGCCACTGACGATAAGTCAGGCATCCTTAGTATGCTCCGTCAAGGGGCAGGGCTTACGACTCTACAGACCATTTTTGACAAACTGGACTACTCCCAGAGAATCTATGGAAAGCTCAGACTCAAAGCCATTCGTAAGAACTTTTCTAAAGGTAAAGTCCGTAACATTTTGGGGCGTGATGCTGATCCTCGTTTCTGGTCCAGCCACAGCCAAAAGTACGCCATTACGGTCGAGGAAGGTAATTATTCTGCCACACAAAGACAAACAGAGCTTCAGCAAGTTCTTCACTTCAAAGAGCTGGGCGTACCTATTGCGAATAAAACCATCATGCGTTTAGCTATTATTACCAACAAAAAGCAGGCTATGCAAGAGATGGAAGAGGAGCAACAGCAACAAGCTCAGGCCCAACAAGCCGAAGCGGCTCAGCAAGAGAAGGTGGACAATGCTAAGATCATGCAAGCTGTTTCTAAATCGCGTCTGGACATGGCTAAAATCGAAGAAAGCCAAGCCAAAGTCCAAGAAATAAGCGCTTCAGCAGAACATAAGAAAGCACAAACAGAATTGGATCTTGTTAAGTCCATGCTGGAATTGGAGAATATGGACCTTGAAATGATTGGAAGGTCCTATGAGATAGCGATGGCAATCAAAGAACAAAACACGGCTTCACAACAACCGGCGGCTCAGGCTGTATAGGGGGAAATATGAAAGAATATGAAATAGTTAAAGGCATTAAACATACCGCGAAAGATAGCCACAAGAAAAAAATGCCTAAAACAAAAGCATCATTACATAAAGCTTTAGGAGTTCCTAAAGGGAAGACTCCAAAAATTGTTAAAGTCAAATGAGTAGGAGATCAAATGAAAGAACACACAGAGAAAGCGGCCCATCTACACGCTAAGATGCATGGCGAGAAACAACACGCCGCTTATCCAAAAGAGGATTTTCCGATAGAGGTCTACCCCAAAAGCGATTACCCACGCGAAGGATATCCACACGATAGCTTCCCTAGGTCGAGTTATCCCCAGGAAGCCTATCCAAGCGATCCGTATCCCGCAAAACTTTATCCACAGAATTCCCATCCATATGATAGGAATTCACAGTTACCAAGAAAGTAAAGGAGCCCTATATGAAAGAGCCTAAGCAAAAAAACGTCCATGAAAGCAAACACGGTTCAGTGTCTGCCATGCCTCAATTTAATGAAGGTCCATGGAAAAGAGAAATCGTAGACACTATGTGTGGAGGAGGCCGTTACGCTTCAGAGATGAACACATGCGAAGAATACAGACAGCAAGTAGATAAGCTTGCCAAGTATGTCAAAAGTCACAGACAAGAGCATTAATTACACGCTGATTCAGGCGCATTCCTGCTTAGTGGAATACCGCCTTTAACAGGAGACCTATGAAAAAGATCAAGCACGCCCCTGACTATGAAAAAAATGTCACGGCTGACGTGATTAAACACGGAGATAGCCCAGCAGTGCCGGAAGGTCAATGGGAAGTCTATAGAGATATCACTCCGCACGGAGATGGTACAGGATGGGGAGCGTTCCTTCCAAGGACAGCAAAGAGTCGTCCAACTACACACACTAAAACAAACGAGTGCGATCACTGATGAGTAGAAGAAAGACAGCCGGCGAGCTAGCTAATAAAGCGTTATCAGACACAACAAAGTACGACGCTCTTGAAGTCGGCCATGCAATGACCGATGACATCGACACGCATTTGTACGAGGCTGTCAAAAACTACCACGATATCATCGACGAAAACGAGTTCTGCGTTGTCATGATTGTGGCTAAAGACCCGCTACTCGCTAATCTTGTGCGTCGTAAGTTCTATTGCTGGCCCTACCTACCTAAGCCAAGACCCAACCAAGCAGTATTTCTATACAATAAGCGTCTGTGTAGGATAACAAAACGGTTGTGGGTATTACCGAGCGATATGGTAATGGCTGAACTTGCCTCGCTTGCCGTAGTGCATGAACGATATAAAACGATGCAAGCATGGTCAGTGGCCTTTTTTCAAGGTAGCTTTTGGGAATACATTCGTTATGAGAGCGGTATAGATATGCTATCTGAACACGAGTATTTCTTAAAGCATCGCGAGGAACTTATTAAGGCTGGCTGTAAGGTCCCGAGCTCCGGCGGCATGGAGGCCTTCGATTTTAGTAAGATCCACATCAAAAATGTCATAGATACGCAAGAAGCCGTTATCCCTTAGCACCTTTTCAACGTTTTTTGACAGGCACAGCGAAGCAATAGGAGCGTCACCCACCATGTACTTGATTGTGTTGTTATAGCGCGCATAGCTTTCCCTCAGTTGCTTTTTAAGGTTTTCCATATCAATATCTTTTGAAAGATCATTATTGTTATTTTCAAGCATAAGGAGACTCCTACAATGGCTGTTTTAAATCCAGAAGTTAACACACAACACGCGAAAGAACAAACAAAAACGCCCGCAGAAGAGACACAAGTCAAAGCGCAAGAGCCCGCAGCGCAAAAAACAGAGCAGGACACAGAACAGAAAAAGAAAGACATCGAAGAGGACCCGAATTGGCGCGCGTTCCGTGAAGCGCGTAAGAAAGACAGGATA